CGCGGAATCGAGTAGGGCATTCGGGAAACCGACGCGGGTGAAGCCATCCCAGTTGCTGAGCATGTCAGAGTTCGTGACGCTCATCAGGAAGGCGGTCGGTTCGTAATAGCGGTTCGCCACTTTGACCTTGGCATACCCAAGGTATTCAGCGAAGATCGCCCACGCATCGGTCGATGCGGTCCAGGTGCCGCCGCTATTGGAAGCGACACTCAACGAAGAAGCCAGCGCCTTTTCGATCAACTGACGATCGATCACGCGGCGTGTCTCACGGATGATGTTTGCCATGGTGCGGGCTACGGCATCCCAGCCCAATTGTGTGCGGCTGAAGATGATCGCTTCGTGGTTGATATTGTCAGCCACGCGCATCGCCTTGGCGGTGATGGTTTGGTAGCTCATGGTGGTCTTGGCTTGCTGAATTTCAGCGCCTTCGCCTTCGCTGATGGCGTTGTATTCATAATCCACGAGCACATCGTTGGCATCGATTGCACCGGCTGAGATCGGTTTGATCTTGCCGAGTTCATAATCGATCACAAAATCAGTGCCTTCGACGTACGTCGTACCAGCGGGATTGCTCGTCACAACCACGGTGCCGGGGACGATGTTGGCATGTGCCAGGGCGTACCATGTGCCCTCAGCGCCTGCGGTTTCGACTTCATCGGTGATCGCCACGGTGTAACCGGTCTCGCCTGCAAAGGCTTCAAACCAAATATTCTCGGGGCTGCCACTCATCAAACCGATATCGAACACATTGGCGGCGACCAGGTTCGGGTATGCTTCCGCAATGATCGCGCGGCTGACGGAATACGGCAGGTTCAGATCGGTTGCGGCTTCCGCTTCCGTGAACATCTGCGCTTCGTGCATCAACTGGCGCTGATAGGTCTTATCGAAGCGTTCCAGCAACTGCACCGTGAACTGCGCGGCGCGGCTCTCGTTCTTGCGCAGATCCTTGATCGGACGCATTTCATGCCTGCGGACAGATTCGCTGATCTCGAACGCAGCGCGTCCAAACTCAGGGATGCCGGTTTCATTTTCGAGCACATCGCCCAACACTTTGACAGAGCGTTTGGTCTCATCAAAGCCGATGCCCTTCAACACACCCGCAGCCGCCATCTTGCTGAACTGCTTGCGTTGATTTTCGGCGAAGGTCTTCACATCCGCCACGTTGACAAAGGTCATTTCGCTGAGGCTATCAACGAACATCTTGTTGAGCGCAGCGCCGAACGGCAGATCCTTACTGGCTTCTGCGATCGCAACCGCGATCTCAGACTTCACACGCGCCTCATCCAATTTCGCCTGGGCTTGTTCGCCATCAGCGACTTTCTTCTGGGCTTCAGCAAGCTGTTGCTTGAGTTCAGCCTTTTCTTTTTCCTGCTCTTGCAGTTTGGTCAAAAGTTCTTCAGACATGTCATCCTCCATAGATGATTGATTTTGATTTTGTGATTCAACTAATTGCGCGACGTTCTCGAACGACGGTTCCAGCACCAGGTCAAAACCGGTGATGTGCAACTCCGTCACTTCAAAAACTTTATCGTCGCCCTTACCAACTGTCTTGCCATCGCCGTATCCACGCAAACTCACGCCGGGCATCACGCCGCTTTCCATCAGGGTCAGGATGTCTTTGCCTTTGCTGGTTTCCACAATGCGACCGGTGAGATCGACCCGTGCTCCGTCGAACACGACCTCATCCCATTTCGTCACGGTTTCCAGCAGGTTCGGACGCCCACCCTTATCGGAGGGATGTTCTGCCTCGCCAAGAATTTGAATGGCACGCCCCTGCCCAGCGCTCTCGTTCAGATGGCTTCGTAATTCCTCCACCGCCAAACGCACCACTTCAACAGGATATCGGCGCTTGTTGCCATTCACAACATTCGCCGTCATAGCACCTTCGATTTTGATCTTGCGCGGCTTGCCCTCTTCGCGTTCTTCCAATTTCACCTGCGCTTCGATCCGTTCATCAAACCGATTATTTTTTGACATAGCTCATCTCCTAAAAATTAGCTGAAAGCAAAAAGCTGTTCAGCCGAAACCACAATTGCCGCACTGCTTGCCGTGTGCCCCATCCCGCTCACGTTATCTGCGATCATCTGATTCCCGCCGCTCACCGTATCGATCTCATCATCGTTGCGCCCATTCGGGAACGAAGCCGCCGTCCGCATAAAGGACAAATTCCACGGACCGCGCACCAGCTTCACCTTGCCCTGCTTCGCGCGCAAACGCCAGGGTTGTGCCCATTCGGTCTTATCGCCGCTGCCGCTCGTGCGCGTCATCCCCAACATCGGGATCTTCGAGAGCGCCCGGTCTGCCATGAACTGCTTGACCACCAACGACTGGAACGCATTGTCTTCAATGCCCCAGATCGTGCCGTGCTCCGCATCCGAAAGCATAGAAGCGCGCAAACTGCCCAAAAACAGATCAAGATCGCGTTCCTTCAACATATCGCGGATGAACATATCGCCTGCATCATCCATCGCCACCGCCGCCGTTGCGTTGAAATCGCTTTGCTCCGTCTTGCCCAAAGCCAGGTCAACGTAGCGATACCACTGCAAATCCTTCGGCGTTTGCTCCACGATCACGAAATCATCCTCATCGAAGAAATTGCCTTCAGCCAAACGCGGCATCTGTTGAAATTGCGCCTGGAATTCAAAGTCATCCATATTGACTGCCAGCGCCTTCAACAAGTCCGCATCGTGTTTTTGTTCCCACAACGGTTCGCCTGCACTGCGCCCCAATTGATCCCCCCCCATCGGCACGAACACACCGCGCAATAAATTCTCCACGAACTCCGCTTGCGTTTTTGGATATTGATCATCTTCCAACGCCACCGCGGGCATAAAGACCACATCCCATTGATCGGCTTCGGGATCGCTTACCATCGCCTTCAATAATTCGCCGGATAAATCTTCGACATCCCACCGTGTCATGATGACAATGATCGCCGCATGATCTTCGAGACGGGTATACGCCGTGGACCGATACCACTCATAGTTATCGCGTCGCAACGTTTCGGATGACGCTTCTTTCCGACCCTTGACCGGATCGTCAATAATAAAGAGATTCGCCCCGAAGCCTGTGATACCGCCGCCCACACCCGCCGCCAGCATCCCGCCATTCCGGTCTGCGATCTCCCATGAAGCGGACGCCTTGCTCTCAGGGTCCAACATCACCGGCTCCTTCGTAGATGACAACGCGCCGAATACCTGCGAATATTCTTCGCTCATGATCAAGTCACGTACAGCCTTCGAATGTTTCGATGCCAGGTCTGCATTGTACGAAGTCATAATGATGCGCAGATCGGGGTTCTTGCCCATCAACCAGGCGGGGAACTTGCGCGAAGCAGTTTGACTCTTCCAATAGCGCGGGGGCATGAACACCATCAAACGCGAAATGCCTTCCTTGCCACCGGTCAAAATGTACTTCGCCACCTGCTCCAACTTGTGTGCCAATACCTGCACATGCCGCGCCTCGGTCGGATGCTTCTTATCCACATGGCGGCAGAATGACAGAAAATCCCGTTCAGCCATTAACCGGCTGCGGATCTCTTGTTTTACAGCTTCGCGCTTTTCGTCACTCGCCATTGTTTTCCTCGTCTGGCTGATCGCTAATAGCTAACTGCTCACCGCTGATCTCATCTTCCAATTCCTTCATCAAATCCATCGCATCCGCACCCAGCGTTTCCAACAATTGCGCGGTCGGAAGTTTTTTCAACTGGTCCAATAACTTATGACCCACACCACCGCCCTCCGCGCCTTCGATCTTCTGACGTGGGGTGTAATCCTTCGTCATCTCAAAGAACAGACGGCGGTCAGGGTTCGCGCGATAGCTCGGGTCACTCGCCACACTCCCCAACGCATGGAATGCGCCGGGACGATATTCCAACATCGATTCAGCCTGAAGCTGCGAGATCATCATGTCGATCTCGGGATACTTCTTGCGCCAAGTTGCGATCGCGCGGTCGGATGTCAAGCCAAGAATTTCAGTTGCCAATTTATCCTGCGTCTCAGGGTAGCGATATTTTTTCGGCATGGTTGCCCAGGCTACATATGCCGCAATACGCGGACGCACATTCGAGTTCAAAAGTTGCTGATACACATCCGCCCACGAAGGCACATCTTCGCTTTCGATGATCTTGCCTGTATCGATCAACATTTTGCGGAAGATCATTTCCTTGGCGCGCACATCCGCAACCGAAAGCAAAACCTTATCATCGGCTTCTTCAGCATTCTGAAGACCCGATGCAAAATTTTCCAATTCCAATTGCGTAATTTTTCTGACGCTCATACCAATTCCTTCGCGCGTGCTTCCAAGTACGCGATCAACTTTTTCACTTCATCCAATCGCGCTGCCTGTTCTGCCTCTGGTGGTCGAGTAGCCCCGCCGCTTTCGCGGGGCGTATCGAGACCCGTAGGCGGAGCCAGCTCCACATACGTCGCCTTTTGATACTTCACACACACCCACTCCGTCCGCAGCGAGCGGATGCGCGCCCAGGTGTCGCCTTTGGGGAAGATCAATTCAGCCACTTCAAAGGTCATATTCTTTTGAAGGGCATACAACACATTTTTCCCGGTCGCATTATCGGGAGCCGTTCGCACCCTGAGTCCCGCTTTATCGATCACCGTACCAATCCAAATGGGGGGCGAAGCGAAGCGTTCCAATAGATACTTGAACGGGTCCACCGTCCAGCCCAATACGGTCTTCACGAAATCCACTTTCGGTTCTTTATCCAGGATCAATTCAAAATGCAAATGCGGACCGGTGCTCGCGCCGTCGATCTTGTCCGAATCAGTGGGGTCTCCGCCCATCTCGCCGATCAACGCGCCGGTTTCCACGGTCTGCCCGGCATAGACGAAGACACGATGCAGATGCGCATACAGCGTTTTGAATTCGCCGTGTTCGAGAATGACGTGCCTGCCGTAGCCATGCGCGCCCACCAGGTTCGCCGTATCCACGATGCCAGGGCAGACGGCAAAGATCGGCGTGCCCACGCTCGCCGCGATATCAATGCCCATATGCCTGCCCGTGCCGGGATACATCGCCGGGTTCGAGTTGCCAAAACCCTGCACTTGTTGCGCGGTCGGTGCGGTCGGATAAGCCAGATTCATTTTCTAAAAGTTTCCTTTTACGGAAAGAAAGTTTTCCATAGGGTTGCAATTGCCAATGTAATAAAAGTTCCAATTGCGCCGATCAATAAATTTGCGATCGTTGAACTTTTCTTATCAGCGCGATCATTCCGTTCTTTTTGTTTGATCCGATCTTCCTGTTGAATGTCTTCATTGATCTCGATCCGTTGTTTGATGGCTTTGATTTCTTCGCTATGCGTCCTATTCTCATTCTGCAAGCTCGTGATATCTTTGCGGATCTCAGCTATGGCAACATTCGTGTTGCGCTGGATTTCCTGTACAGTCGCATTGATCTGGTCATAATTGGTCGCGAGCCGCTGCAATTCACTGCGCAGATTGGTAAGATGGGCATCCAATAATGCTTTGATGCCATCAATTTCAGCACTCATGATCTTTCAATAAGTTATCCATCTTTTTCCAAATCCTTGATCGTTACGGTCACCGGTGAATTCATGCGCGTGGTCTTGAGATCTGGAAATTGCGCCTTGATCGCTTCGATAATGTTTTCGATGGCGGCTTGAAAATTTTCCTTGTCTTTCTCAGGCACATCGATCACCACGCGGATTTGAATCACCATAATTACTCATCTTCAAAAGTCAAATTCGTTGAATTGCCTTCGTGCTCGGAATTATGCACAGCCAGCATCATTTCGTCAGAGGTCCAAGCTGCCACGATCAACCCGATGCCCACGTCCCGCGCGTAGCGGGCGCTTTCCAAAATAGGCGTCATGGGACCCTTGAACGTAATGATCGGGGTTGTCCACTCACCCATGGCGTTCTGCGTCTGCGCAACGATAATGACAATTCGGCGGCGCGAAGGCGTCTCATGCCGAATTGTGATGACACGTTTGCGAGTTTTGGGTTCATGGAGTGGCACTTATTTATTTGGCAATGAAGAGCGGCTTGACGTATTTCTCAAGCACGGCTTTGAGCAATGTGTTATAGACCAACGTAGCGAAACCGACGAACGGCGAGAATGCCAACAGGAAAGCGCCAGTCCAGGCGACGAATGACTGAACGAATGTCACCGCATCCACGAAGGGCGGGAAGGCAGGCACAGCCAGCGGCGCGAAGAAATACGCCAGCGCGAATGAGACCACATACACGCCGGTCGTCAACCAACCCGCTGAGACCTGCGCCTTGATCAGCTTCAACGTCCACACAATGGCGGCTGCCACGGTTGCGATCACGAACAATTGGATTTCAGTCAACATATTTTTCTCCTTGAATGCAAAAACGCCGATGGCAATTAAGCCATCGGCGCTCTCACTTCCGATTCAGGGTCCAAACCAAGATTGGACCTGAGCCAATTCAAACTTATTTAGTTATACCAATATTTTAATTTAGGTAGCCCTCAATTGTCAAGATTTTAATGAGAGCGGAAAATCACTCAGCCGCGTACATTTGGATCACCCGCTGCGCCGCTTCCTTATCAATCTCCCATGTGCGAATCTCTTCACAGCCCGCCACATCACAGCGGATGCGCAGCACCGTCCCCTCGATCTCACCGATAATATCCACTTGCTCGGGTGATTCAGCCGTCATATCAACAGCATGACGATATAACAACAACTGACGGATACCGCGTCCATTGCGCTTCACCTGTCCAAGCACGTGACCATTTCCACATTGCCATTGCTTCACTTCAGCCATAAGATTTTCCTTCCATTCCAAATTCGCCTGCACCCTTTCTCCATTGATGCTCTTCAATGGGGAAAGGGTGGGGGGATAGGGGATCAACCACCAACCATCACCGTTTTTTCCAGACACCAATTCACATCTAATAAAACCAAGCCGTCCACTTCGGTAAAGCGTTCCACATTCTTCGGCAGGGACTTCACAAACGCATACTGCGGTTTGCGCTTCGTCTGCGTAAAATACCATTGCCCCAAAAACTCAATGATCTCGCTCATCCGATAGCCTTCACTCTCCACCATCCGCCACGCCGCCAGCCTGCGGACCTTGCCCACGCGCCCCGCTGGGATCTCCACCACGCCGCGGACTGGGAACGTCACCTCGCCATAAAACAGACTCAACGCCGCCGTGTCATAGCATTTGACCTGTGCCAAGTCCCGCGCTGCACCTGGCACAAATCCCAGCATCATCGCATCACTCACAGCCTGATCGCTCATCGCTTTGATGAACTTCATCCCATCCGCAGAGAGTTGGTTGATCACAACTTCGATCATTTTCCACCTTCAGCCAACCCCTGCCCAAAAGCGGACCGTGCCTTCGCCCGCTGCCGTCCACCGATCTTCGGAGCACCCACGCCCAACCGATCCGCGCACGGATGACACATCGCATACCGCCGATAGCCCATCGGTCCATGCGTCAGCACCATCCGAAACTCCTCTAATTTCTTTTTACACTTCAAGCATGTCATCTTCGTAGCCATATCAATCTCCTTTTATTGATCGCTATTCATCACTCAACATTCAGCCTTCATCGTTCCAGTCCCCTCCCCCACATCCCACCGCCTCCGCATTGTTTGCACCTGTCCCAGCGCACGCAAAATATTTGGCGGTTAAGAATGGACGTTTCAATTTAGCGGTTAATAATTACTCCACTACGAACGCCGCCATAATATCCCGTGCCGCTTCCATCTGTTTGCGCAACTCTTCTTCGTCGCCAGATTCCACAGCCCACTGTACGCCGCTGCCTAGTTCCCCATTTAAGGCTGCCATCAGTAACTCGAATGCCATCGGGAACGCCTTGCGCGCCGCGCGGTTCGCCGTGTACCAATCCCAAAACTTCTGCACGCGCGGATCGAGAATGGGCATCCCCACATACCCATCCAACCGCACCCGCTCACTCGGGACTGCACTCTTATGTCTTGCCATAATTCTCCAATCGCTAAAAGCTAATAGCTATCTTTTCATCACCGACAACTTCCACAACCCGCGCGCGATCGCCAGCACCGTGTCATCCGGCGCCCATGCTTTATGCCCGAATTGCACCGTCAACGCATCCTTCAATAGCAATGCCCCGCCACCAACGATCAACACCTTCGCAAAACGCCGATGCGCAGCACCCCACACCTTCTCGATCTCACCGTTGACTTCGCGGCTCCACACCGGCATGGCTTGCTTCAACTCACCGTTCAAACGCCCCGCCCGCAGCTTCGCATCCAACTCGCCCAGGCTGAACAGACCATCGCGGTTCATCAATTCGAGCAGACGCCGCACACCCAGCGTATTCCCCTTCGTAAAGCGTTCCAGCGCTCCGCGTTCCTTTACGACCAATAACTCCACCGTATTGAAGCCCACACTGATCACGCCCACCTCATCCAGCAAAGCGGACCCGCGCTCAGCGATCATCTGCCCACGATGATCAAGCACATAATCAAACAACGCGCCCACCGGCTGGGACGTCTGCTTCACATCTTCCACCTCGATGCGATGAGTGAACCCGTCCACTGTAAATTCATGCGTGCCCTTCAACCAGGTCTTCACGCCCTTCTGATATTCCTTCGCCAGGTCGCCCGTCATCATTTGCAACGGCAAACCCACCATCAGATTGAGCGCCTCGTCAAATGGACCGTATTCAGCCTGATATTGAGCCAGCGCCGCATACAACAACACCCGCATTTCAGGCGCGCCGGTCAAACGGTCAAAGTCCAAATTCTCGACTGGGCGACCATGCTCATGCGCCCCATCCCCCACATAAAAAGACCCGAAATCACCTTGAACCAACACCGGACGGCGACGGTTCTTCAACCCGATTACACCATCCATCAAATGCTCGTGCCCGTTCGTTGCCACCTGGCTCACCAACTGCAAACCACCAGATGCGCTCCACAACTTCAACGCGCCCATTCCCATATCGAACCCAAAATTGATACTCATTGCAATACTCCTTTTTATGATTTCAAATTATAGACACGCGCCGCATTCGCCTTCATCGCGGACGTTTGTTCCAAATCAGCCAGCGCCTGCTCGATCACATTCGGGACGGAAGACGCTTCACGCCTTACGCTCGTAGTAGCTTCTGCTCCGCCCTTGCTTTGTTCTGCCACTACCTGCTTCATCGCCTCACTCATCTCCTCGTCCACCTGATACCCCTCCCCATCCAAACCGAAGCGCTTGCGTAGCAGTTCCACATTCCACGGCGGCAGGAATTTCGGGCTTTGATTTCCATACGCATCGGTACACATCAGCTTCGTCTTCAACAACCACACCAGGTTGTCATATTGTTCGTAATCCGTCACGATGCCTTCCGGGTCAAACTGCTTGCTGCCTTCACTCAACAGCCGCTTCGACATCAATGTGCCATTCGACCGATCGAGCACGAAATCCACAAACCCCGCATGGACGTTGGGCGCTTCATCCAATATCCAATCCACCGTATCCTTCAGCGGGATATATTTCACGCGCCACACGGTCCTGCGATGCACCAACAAAGCCTTCACCGCATCCGGGTGCATGCCCTTCGCCGCCTCGAACATCCGTACCTCTGGCGTGGAATTTTGCACCGTGCGAATATTGGCATACACATTCGACCAACGCTCCGCAACATACGCCCAAACGTTCACCAACGTCGCTATGAACAGAACCACCGCCAAACCCAGCGGCAACAACGCCCAATCCTTCCAGGTTCCTGTGCCAGAATTCCACAACTTGCTGAAACACACCAGGCACGGCGCGATCAACGCCGCAGGCACCATCCACTTCCAATTCCGCGGCTCACTGAACATTATTCACCTCCGTACAAATGCTGATGGATCTCTTCATCGCTCATCGAATAACCTTCCAGCTCGATCACCTCATTACAGGTCTTCTTCCACCAGGCTTGATATTCAGCCTCTTTCTCAAGATACACTTTCCAGCGCGCCTCATCTTCAGGCGAATACTGACCGCCATTTCCCCAGGTTGGCTTGCCGATCTGCGCTAAAAGCCTGATCAATTCGTTATTTCGCCGCGTGCTCTCATTCATGAAATTTTCATTGGCAATTTGCGCCTTCGTCTCACGCGCATCGCGTTGCGTACCGATCACCATGCACACCAGCACGAACGCGCCCAGCGAGATCCACCAATAGCGGATGCCCAAATACACCAACGCCAGCGCCCCACCGCCGAGAGGTATCCAGAAGAAACAGATCGCGCCCGCGCTCCATGGCTTCTTAATTACCATCTCTAAAAAGTTCACATCTACCTACCTTTCCGCAGTTTGAAACCACCGGTTTTTAATGGAGTTTCTTCTGGCGGACAAGGAGGTTCATATTGATCTGCCCATGCAAACGCAACCCATTCCGGTTTATTACGATTTCCAAATCCATCAACGGTTTCAACAAAATGTTCAAGCCATTTCTGCCAACCAAAGCGAATCTCACCACGAATATCTTTCCCTAGACACAACCCTTTTTTCTCACGTATTTCACTATACTTAGTCATTTCAAACTCCTTTTTTATTCACACCTGCACGATGTAGGTGTACAATTCACTTGCCCGTTTTGATGGAAGACCTCAAACTCCTACCATCGAAGCGGGTGTTTGCTTTCTCTCCCTAAATTCGGCGCTCGTCCGCATTTGGGGAGATGCCCATCAGGGCAGAGGGGTCAGCAACTTCACGATCAACACCACCACACCCGCCAATACGCCCCCCGCCAGAACATTCCACCGTTGATTCCAAAAAAGCTGAAAGCCAATCGCTAAACGCTTCATCGAAACCTCCATACCAACCACCCGATCACAATGCACCAGAACGGAAGAACCACCAAACAGCCATTGATCAAACCTTCAAAGAATTTCATAAGTAGCGCTCCTTTCCACAAAACCGGCAAATCACTAACTTCTTTAATGGTCGAGTAGCCCCGCCGCTTTCGCGGGATGTATCGAGACCGAAACCGCTCACCACATCATGCACCCGCACTCCAAAACACTTCAAGCAATACCGCCGCTCCGCTGTCACCATCTCCACCCGAAACGGACTTTTCGCAGCCTGCACCGTCCATTCACCGCGTGCCAGCACCAAAAACTGCAAAACCGCGAGGCTCGTATCCTCATCATTGCTTGTAGGAGTGGATGGTTTAGAATTGTTATTTAAAAATTTATCCATGATATTTTCCAATTAATGAACATCTATGAAGTAACGCATGTTTTCATGTTCATTAATTCACCACCATGAAAACGACCTATTTCAAAAAAACGCTTAAATACCCTTACTTCATAAATGTTCATAAGGTTCATTAAATAGGCGTATGTTACACGAAATTGTCTAACATATTCACGGTTTTGACTTCGTAAAACAAGATTTATGAAGCAAATGAACATTTGTGAACCTAAAAACAGCAAAATAGACCATACGCAAGAAAAAATATTGCGTATTTTTTTTTGCATAGCCCATAGCACCGGAATCAGGTTCATTTGCTTCATAAATGTTCATTAAGTGGTTCATTGCATCTCATCATCATGTTCATCCAGCCAAACCGCATCAGCCGATGGAACATAATCTTCAAATTTTTCCTGAACTGGCTCGGGTTCTTTTGCAACTTCAACATCTTCAGTCTCTTCGACATAATTCGGATCATATTCAGGTTCACGATCCAGACCGAGCCGCATCCGCGCAATATCTAGGCGCTCACGGCTCAAGATCACCACAAACCCCGCCCCCGTTCGCATCACCGGCATTCTGAAGGCATCTCGGCAAATGTCGCCAGCGGTTTTGCTTTGCGTCTTTTTTCGGCGCTTCTTGTCGTCTTCAGACTCATCGATGCTTTCCAGGTCAAAGATTTCATTCATGATCTTCGCCAGGTTCTTATACAGGATATAGCGCACCACTCCGTATTTGCCCAACTTTCCCACCTGCACCAGCTCCGCATATCCTTTCACTCTCTCAGCATATTGTGCGCTCGCTTGTGGTTTGATCCCCAATGCGAAATCTTTGGCAATATCCGCAGCCAGCGCCGCCCGCATTACCATTGCCTCAAACGATCCTGAAAGCTGTAGCAGTTCATCTTCATAATTTGCTCGCCCGATTGTGAATAGATCTTCCAATAATTGCATATCATTCTGCACAACCGCCATGACCTTCATCGGTCGCAATAATTGATTTTCACGCGCTGATACCAGCACATCATTCAATTTATGTGCCTTGCGTTGTTCCATCGTTAACTCGATCCGCGGCATCCACATTTCTAAACGCCAGCGCAGACATGCATTCCGAATCTCCTCAGCTTCATCCTCCAATTCAGGCGGATAATACCCAGGCTCAAAATCGTTTTTATCGAGTGTCAGCATGTCCGTTCGCGCCAGGTCAAAAGTCATACAGCGGCTTTCGATACCTTTGTCTTGAAAAGGTTTATAGCCGGTCAAGATCGTGGCACCATAAATGGCCGTATTGCTCGGGACAAATGTCTTGCCGTTCGGCGTCATCACTTCCATCATTTTGAACGCATGGGCAATCCTGCGCATTGGACGTGCCTTCAAAAACCCTTCAATGCTTCCATCATCTCGCTTCATCATGCTGTCGTATTCATCCATCAAAGTTGTGGAGTTATAGATTTTTGCCATGCCTACATGCGAAGCCGCAGTAGTCACCGCCGCCGTCACAGCGAAACGATAAGATGTCAAGCCCACCAAATACGCCAGATCTGACTTTCCACTTCCAGCCGGTCCGCGCATTCTCAGAAAGTTCATCGTATCGAAACAATCATGCACCCAGGTATTTAATGACCACGAAGCGCTGAACTTGAACTTGCTTTTATCTTCCGTGTAAAAATAACGATTATAGAAATCAGAACTCCGTTTGATCAGATCACCCGTCGAAAATTTCTCGCCGATGCCCGTGGACATTTTCAACGCGGATGAATTCAGTTCAATATTCTCTTGGATCAATTGGTCATATTCAGGCGGCACCAAAATTTTATTTTCCAACGTCAAGCACTTGCCCTGCCCGATCTCGCGCACATTGTTCTGCAAATCCTTGATATGCACCCACGCCAGGCGGATCTTATTTACTTTTCGGTCATAATACAACTCAACCAAATAACCACTATTCTTTGTTTCATTGTCAGGGTACCAACCACCATAGGTTTCAATCTCAGGCAGTTTTGTTTCTTCTTCCGTATTATTCGCCGCGCTTTTTTCCTGTGCCCGCAGCCATTTATTGAAGTCAGTAGTAGCAACCGACTTTGCAACATTTGGATGAAGAGCATATGCCAGATTTCGATACAGATCCGAACGTTGATCTTCCGGTATGGATAGGATCATCGGACGCACGATCTTTTCAACCATTTGTTTGCGTGGTTGACCTTCTAGCGTGCCCGCAAACCGCGCCGCCATCACCACGATCCGCTCTGCCTTGGTGGATATTTCGTTATAGAGTGCATTGCTGATCTTTTCTTCAGCCTTCGTATCCTTCACATATTGCGCGATGTCATTCACATCCTTGATGGTCTTCTCAGTACCATCCGGGCGTGTCCAGGTCTTCTTTGGCGTCCGACCCACCCACAACATCGCGCCCAAAGCCTTCATCATTCCATAATCGTTCTTCTTGCCAGTCACCACCTTCTCCCCTGCCTCATCCGCATCCGTCACATAGATCAACTCTTCATAATCATTCAACCAATCGTCGATCTCACCGCTCTCAACCAGATATTCCCATGCCGAACCGCACAAAGCCACCGCTGGCAAACCGACCATCTCAAAAGTTTTCGCGTCCCCCTGCCCTTCCACCACATACAGCAGCGCGCCCTTTTCTTGACCTTCCAAATGATGATGACGATACAACGAATTACGGAATGCCCGCCGGTCCCCGATCAATCCCGCATTCGGATTGTGACTCTTCCGCTTCTCATCGAAGCCGGGCAGGATACGCATCGAAAGATATTTAATTTTGCCGTCAAATTTATGCGCATACACCAGCCCCGGCATATCCATGAACCCGCTGATGTAATTATCCGAAAAGGCTTTCGCATCCAAGCCGCGCGCCTTTGCCCACTCCGCCACATTCCCCTTGAAGCCCAGGATCATCACGGCTTCAGGCGAAAGCAGATCAATGCCGTTCATTTGGAATTCGCCGCGCATCTCTTTATATTCTTCAGCAGTAGCCCGCCCGCTGAAACCCAATAAACCGCCGTTCTCGATCGCGCCCATGTTCCAGCCGCGGTCAATTGCATAACTCAAAGCAGCAGCATCACCCGTTTTTGAAATTTTTCCATCCCGATAAGTTCCCAATAGCCAGCGCCGAAATACATCCATCGCAATTCGCAAAGCGCTGCGCTTCTTTTGCGCCGCCACTCGCTCAGGGATACTCGCATCCCCCACCCGCAGATCGATCCCTGCCCGCGTCGCCAGGTTTTTGATCGCCTCAGTCGTATCCCAACCGGGGTTCTTCTTCAATAACCAATCGATCTGACTTCCGCCTTCATTGCAGTAAAAGCATTTCCAATACCAGCCCCCCTTCGCATTCGGTGCATACACCACTAAGCTCGGCTTGTGCCTGTCATCATGGAATGGACAAAACCCGATCCATCCGCCTCCGCTCTTCTTCAACTTTGTAGAAGCCGTTTCTGAAACCAGAACGCTCAGATCAATTTGTGCTTTGATGTCATCTATAATTGTCATAAGCCAAGAACCCGTTTTCCTAGAATTTTGTTATATATTCGAGCCAACCCGCCACGGCTAGCCCTGCCAATCACGCCGATCATCGCCGAGCACCCCCGCCCCCCTACCCCTCATCACTATGTGACAAATAATCCCCCCCTTACGCCCCAATCTAACCGCCAAGAACAGGCACATAGGGCAGGGTTTTGTCACATAAGACTACCTATGTGACACGCCCAACCGTTTTCACAGGGACGTGTACCCGCCCTACACAACGCATGTAGAAAGTGAACATTACGATTCTTTCTTCTACTGATACACAAGTGGACGCGTGCCCACGTTGACCGCTGTGCTGTGCCGTGTGTTGACCTGCCATATCTCAGTTGCATCCTTGATCTAACGGTTTGCGTTAGTTGCGCGGCGTGCCTTGCGACACATCGCCATCGGATTTGACCTGTTGAGCCGCAGCCTTCGCCGCGTCAACTGCACGCTTTGTTAGGCGTGCCTGTGCATCAACGGCTGCCCAATAGCCAAGACCTTTGGTATTGGACGACAAACGGCGGGCAATGGCTGCCTTGCGCTCGGACTCTGACATACTGCGTAATGACTTTGACATTTCATTTCCTTTTCTGGCGAGTAAGCGCCTAACTCATGATTCAACAGCAACGGTGCGTTTAATACCGCGCTGAGGATTGACTGCATCAAGCGGACTGATCACTCCGCTCCCCTTCATAGTAATGTGGGTATAGATCATGGTGGTTTTCAAATCTTTGTGTCCTAATAACTCCTGAATGGTACGGATGTCGTTTCCAAGTTCAAGTAGACGGGTGGCGAATGAATGCCTAAGTGTGTGCGGACCGACGAGTTTATGAATGCCAGCTTTGCGCGCGGCTTGTTTGATCGCCTTTTGGACACTGGTTTCATACACATGATGCCTGCGGACGTGCCCACTGCGCGGATCTGTGGAGAAGTTCATAGCAGGGAAGATGTATTGCCATGCCCATTCAAATGGCGCATTAGGATATTTCTTGTCGAGAGCAAAAGGTAATTCGACTTCGCCGCGCCCATTCGCCAGGTCTTCGGTATGCTGTGCTTTGACTTTTGCCAGGTGCAATATCAACGCTGGGATGACTGATTCGGGCAGGCAAGTGATACGATCATGGTTTGATTTTGTATCGCGCAGGGTCAAGGTGCGATTTTCAAAGTCCACGTCTTTAACGCGCAAACGCAAACATTCCATCAGACGCAAGCCGCCACCATACATTAATTGCCCCATGATGCGATATTGACCGTTCAACTGTTCAAGCAAACGCATAGCTTCTTCGTGATTGAGCACTGTAGGAAGATAGGTAGATTTCTTCGCGCGGACAATATCAAGATTACCGATCTCAACGCCATAGAGTTTGTATAAGAAGAGCAATGCCGCCAATGCCTGATTCTGCGTGGTTGCGCTGACTTGCCGATCAACTGCCAAATGAGTCAAAAAGCGTTTGATGCCATCTTGCCCAGCCTCGCGTGGATGAACGGGCTTGATGAAACGCACGTACTGCTTGATCCAGTGCATATATGTCTTTTCGGTCTTGTAGGCGTAATGATGGGTGCGAAGTGCATCGCGCACAGTTTCTAAAAACTTCATCACATCACCCCTTCCACCGCGGACTGGAGTTCTTCGGCGGATGATTTGAGGTAGCGTTTGGTGGTTTCGATGGATTCGTGTCCGAGCAGGTCGCGGATGGTTTCGAGGGGCGTGCCGTTCTTTTCGAGGCGTTTGGCGAAGGTATAGCGGAGCCAGTGCGGGGTGAGATCGGGGACGCCGATCTGTGCGCCCAGCGTGGGCACGTTGCGCTGGAGGGTGCGTTTGGAGACGCAGAAGAGCGAACCCCCTTCGGCTGCGCCGCGTTCCCCCAAATGCGAAAGAGCATCGGATTTGGGGGAAGATGATTCGGAGGCTGAGGCAGGACGAACGTCACGCCAGAGGCGGAGGACACGTCGAGCTTCGGAGTTGAGTGGGACCTTCCGCTCTTTGTCGCCTTTGCCATTGCGGACGAGGACCGATCCACTGCGTTCGTGGTCGATATCGAGATCGCGGAGTTCGACGTGGGAACATTCTTCAACGCGCAAGCCGTGGAGCATGATGTAGACGGATGCCCAATCGAGCACGGCGTCGATGTATTTTGCTTGGGTCGGGGATTTGTGCATGGCGATCAGTTCGAGGGCGTGGATGAGACGGTTGTATTCGTTGTCGGTGAGGGCGCGATGTTTGTCGGATACGCTGTTGGTGCTTTTTTCGGTGATGTCTTCAAGCAAGGTGGACATGCCAAGCCAGTCGCATAGGATGCCGAGCGCCCACAGGCGGGAGTTCCAGGTGCGGGCTTTGACCTTGGCTTCGTCGAGGGAGTGAATGCGGAAGCGGACGAGATCGTAATGCGTGAGCAGGCGGGCATCGAAGGGGTGTCCGAATTCAGCTTCGTACCATGCTGCAAAGATGCGCAGGTGTTGATGGATGAGTGTGGCGCTTTTGGCGTTGCGGTAGTGCTTGGCAACGTGGACAGCGAATTCAGTTTGCCAATCCGTTTGAACGTTGAACATAGGGACGTTAAGAGACAAAGTTTGAAGTGTTTGCATATTGAATTATCCGATGTAGAGGAGTAGGAAAAAAGCGAGGATGAAAATCAATGACAAAAAGATCGGGTCCATTATTGCACCGCCTCGTATCCAGCAACGAGATTGATCTGGCTGGCAGTGTATTTACCCAATGAGCCATCTGCCCATTCGATGTACAGATCGAAATTGCCTTTGCCATCGCTCACGGCTTTGACTGCTTCGCCCTGGTTGAGTGCGTAAGCGCCGAGGCGCGTATCAAATGCACAGGTGAAGGTGACACGCTGTTTGGTGGAGAAAGTAGTGTCGGTCATGATTGATCTCCAACATGGACTGAAAAGACATTGGACGGTCCCGTGGCATAGATCTGTTGGTTATCCATCGGGCTGGTGCGGATCTCAGTTGGGATGCTGATGATGCTGAGAAATTCTTGTCCCTTAGCGGTGTGGGTGATATCCACGATCTCGCCTTTACATTCGGGGCAGGCGTCATCGAGCAGGGTGCGACGGGTCCAGATCTTGGAGCATTTTTTGCATTGGAGAGCAGTTTGACTTGACATGAGATTGAGTCCTTTCAAAAAATTGGATAATGGCTTGCCAGCAGTCATTCGTTTGTCATCATTTGTATGTGGGTCTCACCGGCACCTGCTGGCGCGTGCGGGTGGATGTTGAAAACGGGATCGTCAGTGTGTCCCGTTATTCACTTGTGAAGGTCTCACTTTATTCCCTGTTGACTATGAAGCCAACGATTTCTAGCTTCATCTGCTTTGTTAACAGGGGACAAAGCGGCTAAAACATACTTTGCTGCATCCCAACATTCGGAACATAAAGCCAATCGTTCTCTGTTTCTAAATGTGTACCGAATTTCTTTTGTAGGCTTATTCTTATTGCATGAGACGCACTTTATTTTTTTATCAAACATGACAACTTCCTTTGCGAGCTAATTGATGACCGCTGTTCTTCTTCGATCAACTTGAGCAACCAGCGGATTGCCGCTTCGTAGCCGGGACGGTTCTCCGGTGGCAGGGGCACGAACCGAATCTCGATTCGCGATTCACAATTCGCCTGGTTTCGTTACTCGACCAGCAATGGTCACATGACCCATTAATTCAACAACAGCCCAATTTTCATTATTTTCAGACATGGTTTTCTCCTTTATTCAGCCTTTGGCAATTCCACACGAACTACGCCACTTAAAAACAAATCGTGCCACATGGACTGCAAACAATCTCGCGCCCATTCAGCACGCCAATCGGTATAGGTTGCGATACACTCGAACAGCAAGCGCATATCGGGTTCAATCGGTCGTTCATTATCTTCCATCCGCGCAACAGTCATATGAGAAATATCGGTGTTGATCAGCTTTTCGTTGATCTCATCTGCAAACTTTCGCAGGGAAAGTTTGCGGGCTGTTCGATATGCTTTTACTACTTCAAATGTTTCTTTCATTTCTCAATCCTCATTTTCAATCATTTATAATTTATGTAACGCGGATATTACACCTATATTTTATTTTTGTCAAGTCTATGTTACAAAGGAATTTATTGAAATATAAACGAAGCGCAGATCACACAGCTCGCCAAGTCCCTGCAAGAACGCATCACCAACTCATCCCCCACCGAAGTCCGCGCCGCGCTGATGGAATTCATCCAAGAGATCAAAGTCTATAAGACCGAAGATAAAGCGATCGCTGGCACGATCACCTACTATCTCCCCACCCCGAATGAATCCCCCCCTTTTGAGGTTCCCCTTCCCGCGGGAACGGGTTACAATTTGCCTATAGAACTGTCCCCCATGGGGGCACATCGCTATAGGCAAATCTTCACTCACCCGATTTGCCCGAAACAAAAACCCCACTCGTAATGAGTGGGGTTTTGCCTTACGAAGGGAGTGCGTTGCTGATCACGCTGAGCGTGTTGTTGACTTTATTGCCCAACACGGTCATCACGGCGATTACCACCACGGCAATCAATGCCAGGATGATCGCATATTCCACCAACCCCTGCCCTTTCTCTTTGGATGCAAAAAACATAAGTCTCACCTCCTTTCAATTAGATCATGCGTGCTAAAAGTTTGAGTAATAATCTCAGTGTCTTTGCCAAAAATTTCACCGCCGCAATCACCTGTGCATTGGTTGGATTTGTAGCCGCTTCGATGCTCTGTAACTGCGTGATGGTTGTCTGGTATTCTGTGCGGATTTGTAAGCGGGTTGTATTTTGATCGTTCAATTTTGCTAGATAATCCGCGCCTGTTTTTAAAACGGGCGTATTGCCTGCCGCACGCCATGCCTGATAAATAATAAAATCTGGATTTCCATCGTCAATCGGTACTGGCATTTCATCAAGTTCAAGTATACCATTTTCATAAAGTGTGTATGTCATTCTAAATAGCCTCCTTCCCTAACGATGATAGATGTAGGACTTCCCGTCCAAGCCATAGAAAACACATTTCCTGTTATTTTTTGCAAGAACATTCCATTGTTTGTTACGTTCAATACCATCGAGTTCATTGCAATGGATTTTGCCGTTGCAAATGTTTCATACGGATGAGTGCGGATACCATCACCAACTGCTGAAGCTGTGAGGGTTTGAAAGTGTAGGAATAAATAGGTTTTGCCAGTTGGTCCCGATGTGATTTCAACATCGATCCAACTTAGGGCACTACTAACCGTATCTGATGCAATCGTGATTGTGTCCCCGTTTGCCCAACCTGCTGGAACTGACGCAGTAAGTGTAATGACATTTGTAGCTGTATTGACATCTGATATTAGAGCGCGCGTGCCACGGGTAGTGTTATATAGCCGAATCTTTCCAAGCTGAGAACTGGACGCAGGCTTCATTGCCCCCTCCTGTCCGCTGGTTACATTATATGTAACTGTTGAACCTGATGGAGCGCCGTTGATCGTACCTACAAAAGCTGATACACCACCAGGCGATGCAACCTGAAATATATCGTTTGCATTAACCTCAAGAGCTGGGCGAGTAGATAAAGACGAATAAGCGATCGTGCCGCCATCCCCGCCCAAATGGTCGTGAGAATCGCCATTCGTCACACCCTTGGCAGTGACCGCATACAACGTATCGAAATATGTTTTTATAAATGCCTTGACATTCGTCCAGGTGATCTTTTTGAGAATACCCCCCCCCGTCAAAGCGGTGGCTACATTATCGGTATCATTGGGCGTTGCATCCGCTGCCCCGCCAATGACTGCGCCAAGGCTCGTGGCGGTTTCGGCTGAATTGGTGACGTAGGTCTTGACCGCTTTTTGAGACGGAACGACATAATCACTATTGCCTCCCAGCGTGGCGTCTGGATCAATGGGCACTTCTCTCGTAAAGGATTGACTCATCGTACCTCTACCCAGTTCAACATGGCACGGCAAGCTGATGTTCCACCGATGCCGGTTGCATACAGACTTATTGTGCCAAGCGCATAATTTGCCGCCGCTGCGTTCAGGGCAATTGGGTAAAACAATTCAAGCGATTTGGTTTGCCCCGTTGCAGCTTTCGCCGCGGCAGGGTTATACCAGGCACTGGCTACAATCGGAGAGGTCGCAATCGTTCCACCCGCTGTTGTTAATTCTACGCCGCTATAGGTTGAATATGCCGCCCCTGCCCAGGTTGGACCCGCTGAAAAAGTTGCTCCAAAAACTAGCTCAAAGAGCACCGGGTTCGCACCGGTGACAATTGAATCAATGCCAGTGATGATAATGGGATAGCGTACTGCAATCGAATTGAACGTCAGGAAGGGGCGCAAACTTCCAAGATGCACGCGCGTGCCGTTTCCAGCCGTCCCGGTAAATTCAGATGCGAAGGTATATCCCAAAGATGACTCTTGTCCGCCCTCAGAGATGACCGCTGCGCAGATCGGTTTCATATCCGCGGTTGCGCTGGCTGAAGTGGAGATCTCATAGCGGATCGGAAGCGTGATCGTTTGAGTGTAAACATCTGTCACGGCATTGGCATGTCGAAACTCATGAGCATAGATGATCTTGCCGCCAATATCGAAACCCACTCGCACTCGTCCAACGCCCAGCCATTGCATATCAATTACCAGTATCTGCGACTTGGATAGGTCCAACGTCAAACCGCTCGAACCATTGCCATTCAACGGGTCAAGGTTCCAACTCGCTTGCGCGATCGCTTCATCCGCCTGTGTGCCTGCATTCGTGATACATAAATTCACGGTGCTTGCGCCGGTCTGTTCGAGATAGATCCCATTCTGGACCGTGACCGTCGCGCCGCTGTTCGTGGCTGAGAATAATCCTGCCCGCCGTGTGACATTTGCCGCCGCCGCCCCAAACGTGAATGTTACCAAAACAAGCTGCGATTTCCCTGGCTGATAGCGTATCCAGCGATACGATTGCATGGCTGCCAAGCCCGTGGCTGCGCTGATGGCTAACAAAGCATTGCTATCTGTGGCATCATGGGAGATCGTCCCACTGGATGTGATTTGCTCGTACTGCAACGGGGCAAGATCATATCGGAAAGTGGATTCAAACAACGTCACCGGCGAAGAGACGCGCAAACGCGAAAACGCATCCAGGTTCGCGCCATCTGCAATGCCAACGTTTCCACCAAATACCAAGCCTTGCGTCATTGATTGGGTCATAACACTTCCTCACCGAATAAATTTAATGATAGGTTGGCAGTGCTGGCATACACTTTAACTTTATCCGTGGCTGCCAGGGTCAAGCCAACCGTTGCGATGAAAGTGTCGTTGGGCGGGATCAAGACATCGTAGTAAAGATAATCCTTGTTGCCCGTTGCCCCACCGCCCACTGCCACACTCACGCGAAAGGTCGCAACCACCGCGCCGCGATTGCATACCACGAGGGATGAGATCACTGCGCTGGTAGATGCGGGCACTGTATATAGATCGGTTTCAGTCGTTGCGTTTGGTGCGGATTGTCCAAGATTTTTTCTTGTAATCGTTGTCATGCTATGCTCCCATCAACATAAAAGTTCTGGCGTACTCATCAGGTGCTTTGTGCACATGGTCAGATCGTGAGGCTTGTATTGCCGTGCCACTGGAAGCCGTATTAGCGAGATCAGCCGGTGCAGTGGTGTTGAATAAATCCTTGTTGGCATATACAGTTTCACCGTTGGCAATGCCCACAACATTCAATTCATTCGCTGCCGGTGCGGTTGCCTTTAATAGCAATCCGTGATTCGTAGTGTTCGCGTTCAGATCGGTATTGTCATCAGGCGTGGCAAGGTCATCTAATTTTGGATTTGTGATCGCGTGCTTATGGTCAGACCGTGAGGCAGTGATCGCCGTGCCATTGTCAACCGAACCGCCCACCGTTTCAGCCGTTGACCCAATATCCGCGACCGCTGCACCGCCTGCTGATATGGTGACGACGGTCGCATTATTGCCCGCATCGTCCGTAGCCGCAACACCACTGCCCACAAAATTCAAATTAGCCCGCGCAGTCAGCGGCGTGCCTTCATCCTGAATAGTATGCCCGCCCCCGCCGCCAGATGACAGGATCGTTGGCACACGGATATTGTCATTCGATAGTTCAAGCATCCCTTCTGTCAAAAGGACATACGCCAGCATGTATTTGCCACTTGCGGGCACCGGCACATCCGCAGATGTTGCCAACTCAGGCGCGGCGAACCCCGCCCCCGCGTGGACCGTCAGCGCGCCCGCGTCATCGCTTTCGATGCTGATATAGATCGCGCCCGTCGCTGGGATATAGGATGAAAGATCGATCTCCTGCGAATCGATGACTGCCACACCCGTAGCCGTGCGGACCGTGGCACCGAACACTTTCACCAACGTATTCGCCGCATCGCTCACCAACACGGTCAACGCTAGGATTTGTTTGCGATCCACCCACACCGTATCGGCTGCGGGGAACGTGTGTTGATCGGCGTGATACGGCACATTATTTCTGCCTGCCGGTACGCTGAACGATTCGCGCACACCCTTGATCTGCCACAAGCCCGGTTGTTCCACCCGCCGCCCCACTTCCACCTGCAACGTGGCGATCGCGGGTGCTGTGCCATTATGGACTGTCAGTGTTTGACCGTTCAACACATTCCGCACGAAAATCTCGCCCGGCGTGCCGGTATCCACCGTGCCATCTTCCTTGCCGATCACCGCGGGGAACACATCCAGCCAACCGGTCTGCGGCTGGCTGACTTTTTTCAATGCCTTGCGCAAGCGTGCATTTGAGTTTGCCATTAGTATGCCAACACCTTGATGATATCCACTTGATAGAGCGAGCTGAGCAAAGGCAAATTGCCTTGAATGTTGACCCAGCTAACGCCGAAATCTTCGGAATAATACAGGTACGAACTGCCCGCCACCCAGCGCGAAGCCGCACCCACGCCGCCCGAATAAGCGAACCGCCAAATGTTTCCAACATAAGGCAACGCGCTGATATCCGTCCAAGTTGCGCCGCCGTCGGATGATTTGCCTTTGTTCGTGGTGTCATGGCTTGCCATCAAATAACTGCCAGATGTATCCAACGCGATCAACTCATTGCCATCCTGCGCCTTGACCAGCGTTCCAACAATTGCTTCAGAGGTCAGATTGTCTGTGCCCACGCGCAACGTTTCACCGGCTTCATCATAGTAATGATAAGTGGTTCCCGTTGTGCCCTTGCGCACATGGAATTTCCAACGATAGTGCCACACATCCGCGTCGCCTGTCCAGGTGGAACCATCTGCGGAAAGCGTGCCCCATTTGCCGATCGCGCCGCTTGACCAGGCTTCATACGTGAATAACCATGCGCCTGCACCGTAGGATAAACTGCCGCCCTTCTCCAGCCCCGAGATGGTTGCGCCTTCGGTGAAACTGGTGTTCGCGCCATAATAGGCTTTCGCTGAACCATAACCGGCAATGTACATCACTTTTTCAGGCTGTAACGGATTACAGGCAAACGCGCAGATCTGTTGCTCGTAGATCGGTCCGCCAAACGTTGCCATCAGTGAAGTAGCATCTTGCAAGATCGTGAACGTCCCACCCACATACGGCGCGCGCGCCAAAAACGTGGCGGCTGAATTGGACCCAACGAAGCCCACATACACCGCACCATTCGGGCAGACCACCACGCGGTTGATGTCTTGATATTGCGTGCTCGTCAAGCCTGCATTGACCGTGATCCACTTGCGTGCGGTATCGCCGGGGGCGGTCGCGGAATAGAGCAAACCTTTCGAGGTCGCGCCTTTGTCATGTACCAACAAACGTTTCGGTCCCAGCGTCACCGATTCAGCGGACGGGAAACCTTCCAAGCCAGGCAAAAGGATCGGCAGATCGGGCAGGTTCGGTAGCGAAGGGATCGGCGGTGTTTCCATGTCGATCTCGTTCGTATCGGGGATATCGCCGTTCGTGTTGATCTGTGCGACCGTCTCGCCTTCAAAATTGACTTCACTATGGAAAAAGCCTGAATCGGCTTCGTAATAGAACACCACCCGGCGCGGGATCAATAAGCCTGCATACGGCACATTGCGCGGTGTATCGCCCGCCGCAAAACTCCAGCCGCACGTCTGGCGCGGGAACACATCGATCATGCGGTTGTTCTGCGCGAAGGTCATCGGCACATCGGGATATTGATTGATGCGCCAGCCCAACAGCAAGCCCGCCAGCGTGTTCGCGTTCGTTTGACCCGAGCACAACACGCGATCCAACATCTCAGGCTCACCGAAGCGTAAAGGCACATGCCCAGGGCTGAGACTATAGCGCGTGACGGCATAACCGCCCGAATTGACTTCTTCCGCGTTCAACGAGATCAGCGAACAATCATCGATGATCTTGCGCTGAAAATCGATCGCGTTCTCCCAATCGGCATCCGTGATCGTCATCACTTCGGGAAACGCGCGGTCGCCTTCGGGTACCATCTGCGGATCGATCTCGATGAACAAGCGTCCGAAGCGGTCCACACCGGGCACGGCGAAGATCTTACTGAACGCGATATCGTTCAACTGTCCCCAAATGTTCGAGGCGATGGTCTTGCCATCGGTTGAAAAGCGCGTGTCATTCGTCGGATAAAAATCCATCGTCTCGATGGCGGTCGAATGCCAATACAAAATGTGCCACAACACGCGATCTACATCCAACGCGGGCATCTCAGACCAACTGCCCGCCGCACCTGCAAACGTCATTTCAACGGGGAAGGCTTTGATCTTGCCGAGCCAATGCTGAAGACCTTGAACGGTGAAATGGACCAGTCCGCTTTCGGTATCCCAACGCAGGGACTCGCCCACGATGCGCCCGACACAGATAATATTTTCACGGTTCAAAACCGGACCGATGGACTGGTTCGTCGTCCCATACCAATCCTCAGCGAAGAGCACCACCAGCGCCCGATCGCGGATCTCGCTCAGCGAGGCTTCTGCCTGCATGGACATGTCGAACATCCACCCCCCCGTCTGGTTATCGCCAATGCACTGCGAGAGTTGAAACACGGTGGTTGGAGGATTATCCGTGCGGTCGTAGACGAACACATGCCGCACGCCCAGCGTGGACTTGCCATTCGCCGCGGTCACGGTGCAGTACACCGAGTAACAACCAGGCGTGTCATACGTGATCGTCGGTGTTGTCGTAGTGTCATCAGCAATCGAAGCGCACCCCGGTGCGGTCCAGGCATAGGTTGAAATGGATGAATCAATCACCCATGAGTCCGAAGCGTCAAATGCCACATCCACAGTTGCCGCATCCAACCATGCAACGGCGTGCGTCCCCAACACCGGCACGGGACTGAAATCCAAATGCTGATCGCTGTAAGCCACGTCCACATCCATCGAGAGCACGGCGCTGGCGATCGTGGCGTGTTTGGCGTCCAACTCGAAATCATCGACGATGGTGAGATAGGCATTATCAGCCCACGCAATGCTGCTCGTGAGACCGATATAAAATGTGGTCGCCCCCGGCGTCTTGCGGATGCGGCACATGCCCAGGTCATACGCGCCTGCAACCGTGCCCACATACATCGTCATGTTCGCTTTCACATTCGCCAGCGTGCCCGAACCGCCATCATATGTGACCTGATACACGCGATCATTCGAGGCAGGCACACCGTTCAAGCGCGCGGTATAGATCGTGTTCGGCTGAAACACAGCCAAATATAACTTCGTGAATTGCGTATCCCCGCGCAACAACACCAACTCAGGCGACGTGATCGCTCTAGCCATTTGATTCCTTATTCATCATTCTGCATTCATCGTTCATCATTTAGAGTGCCACCAAATGCCGAAAAACGATCTGATAATTTTGCTTCACACCGTACCATCTGGGTTCATTCTCCACCCAGATCATCGTCGCTGTGAAATCGGCGTAGGTATCATCGTTCAACTTCGTGCGAATCCACACCGCGGCTGAAGCATCTGTGCAAAACGTTTTGAGTTGATCGCGCTGTTCCACCGTCAACAGCGGAAATGTCCACGTTGCCATCGGGAAACCCACGCCGCGCTTGCCGCCGTTCCCCAATGTAACCGTCCGCGCATACGGGAAATATTCGCTCTTCGGGATCTCCAAAGGCGTGCCCAGGCTCTCAATGTTCGTCATGCTCGAAGTTGATCCGATTTGAAAATCTGCCATTATGCACCACCTAATGCGCCCACCATCGTATTGACCAGCGCCTCGTTATTTTCTGCGATCATCCCGCGCACCTGTTGCATCGTCAGACCACTCGCGAAATTCTGAATGATCGTCTGCTGTGTGGACGTGTTCCCGCCCGTGATCGGACGTGCCAACGAGCGCGCCATATCTTCGGGTGAAACTTTCTGCAAACCCAACTGAAAGCCTTGAGCCGTGAACATGCCCAACTTCATGGCTTCCGCCGATGGCGAATGAATACCCAGCGCGGTCTTGATCTGTTTCAATAACGAATCCGCGATCTTCTTGGCGATCACCAATAAATTCGGCAAGCCCAGCAACATCCCATTCGCCAGACCCATCAAAATATTTTTGCCGAGCGTGCCCCAGTTCACATTCGAGAACGCATTCGCAATGTAATTGCGTGCCTGCATCAGCGCATTCCGCAGCCAGCTCATGAACGCATTCCAGCCAGCGCTCGCCGATGTGCCAAAGCGTTGAAACGCGCTTTGAATGTTGGGACCCATATTTGCAAACGTCGCCTGGACATTCGCGCCCGCGTTCTTCGTGTTCTCCTGCCACCAGCTCGTGAAGCGTTCCCAGGCATAACGATATCCCGCCGCCGATTTCGCCACGAGATCCTGAATGCCGAACAGGTTTTTCTTCCATGCCCAATACAGCAGCCCCACCACGGCGATCACTGCCAGCACAATGCCGATCACCGGCAATGATGCCGCGCCCACGCCCACGATCGCAGTGCCCGCCGTCCCCAACGCCGCGCCGATCGCGCCAAGAGATATGCCCATCCCAGCCAGTCCGCTTGTGAAACCGATCAGAGTGGATACGAACGAGATCACCGTGCCCAATACCACCAACACCGGACCCATCGCCGCCACCATTGCCAGAAATACGATAATCATTTTTTGTTGAACTGGTGAAAGAGAATTTAATTTCTCTAATAGCTTGTTAAATTCTATAATTAAGGTGGCAACAATGGGGCGTAAATTTTCTCCAAATGTCTGCATCAAATTTCTAAATTCAGCTTCAGTTATTCTTCCCTGATTTGCCAATCCTTTAGAAGTTTCCGCAAAATCGTTGATTGCTGGATTTAATTTCGAATCTAGGGCAATGGCATTCAAAATAATAGCGCGTTGATTGGCGGTCAATTTCTCTGTGTTCGCATCAACCAAGCCATTAGCGGTTCCATATGTCAGCATGTACTCATTTGTGATGAACGGGAAATACCGTTGGATCGGTTCATATTGTCCACGAATGGCACTTTGCCACGCTACCGCAACATCTTCCACGCGCGCATTATGAAAAGATGCCAAGTCCGCGAAATGTTTAACTGCACCTTCAGCCAATTCTGTAGATTGTTTTATTCCCATTCCGCCAGCAGTTAATGCGGCACCGATCGAAGAGGCATAATCAAGATATTGAGTTCTGCTTACACCTAATGCAGTTGCGGCTTTATTGGCATTTGAAACAACACTATTTGACATTTCGCCAAATACTACAACTGCTTTATTTTTTGTCTCTTCAAAATTGCTTGCCGCTTTGATGGATGCCGCGCCCGCTGCTAAAATGGGCAACGTCAAACCGATGGTCATGGCTTGCCCGGCACGCTTCATCCCTGCGCCAATATTTTCGCCCGCGCTTGCCAAAGATTCAAGACCGGCTTTGCCCTGCATGACTGCACTGAGCAAACCTTTGACATCTAACGCAACTTTTCCGTATGCACTACCTAATTGGATCGCCATATGCCATTCTCAGGGATCTTCATCCGCTTCGTTACTTTGTTTTTTGCGCTTCGATATTGCCTTGGTTGACCGCTCACCGCTGACCGCTGATCACCCAATCCATCGAACGCCTCTTTGCCTTTATTCAAATTATTCTCGACCCGCCGCCCCACCATCAGCGTGATCTCATTAAACTGCCACGCGCCCCACGGGGATTCAAGTCCCATGATCTCACTGGGTAACTTGCCGTAGGCTTCCGCCTGGTTATGCAACCTGAGCAGGTTCTGCTTCTCCTTCGCGAAAGGAGCGCATCTGCTCAGCCTCCCGATTCAAATGATTGAACAAAAATAACTTATCTTCGCTTGGAATTTCTTCCAACAGGATATGCTCCGCGTCTGCCACATCGCCGATGGCGGGTTCGACCAAACATGCCTTCGTCATCACATCCAGCATCTTCCCAAATTCCGCCGCGTTATCCATCACGGCTGCCTGCGTCTTGGCTTCGTCGCCGTTCGCCTGCGCGATCACATCCATCAACGTATTCGGGATGCGCCCCGTCAACGCCAGATCGGTCAACGACACATCCCGCACCTTCACATGCAAACCGCTTGGCAAATCCAATTCCTGCAACCGCCTTGCCCGCCACTCCGCCAAATTCACGCGCTTATCTTGCGCCGATTGCTTCAAACTTAATAATTGCTTTGACATAATTTCTCCTGAAGGGAGAAGGATTATTCATCCTTCTCCCTTCATCATTCATCATTGTTCTATGGTGCCGTGGTGAAATCGTACACGGTGTTCGCGAAAGCCTGACCATAGATATCGGTCACGCCTGGAACGATGATCAAATACTGCTTGTTCGCCGTGAGGCTGGAGGACGGGTTCAACGTCACCACCTTGCGGCTGCCGCTGATCGTGCGCACCACGGTAATTGCCGCAGCGGTATCCGCACGGACGAGCACGATGCCATTCTCCGCGCCTGCTGCCAGTGCGTTGTTGAACGTCAGTGTGATGTCAGCGGTGATGTCAATGCCAGTGGCGGCGTCCGCAGGTACCGGCGTGCATGTGATCGCGGACGGGCTGCCAGTCGCTCCGGGTAGGGCAGAGGCGGTCTCGTTCTGGACCCATTCAAAGATCCCGTTTGAACCGTCATCGATCGCCAGTCCCTTGATGGTTGCCTTCTGCAATTCGCCGTATGCCAGCGGTGCATCGAGTCCTTCGGTGACTTTGGCTTTCCAGATGATGCAATGGATGTCATCATCACCGTCGCCCAGGCTCTTGCCGTAGATCTTGAAATACGGCAAGCGGACTGCGCCCGCATGGACGAGCGTCTTCACTTGATCCGGCGTGATGCCGGTTGTGGTTGTGGTGGTGCCGTACATCAATGCCAGCGCCTCAAGCGGGAGACCGGTTGCTTCCAGTTCCCATTCGACGCCCTCGCGTACAGCCACAACCGTGGACAACTTATCATCGCCCACACCTTCCGCCGATTTGATGCGTTCCTTGAAGGTCAGCTTCGTTGCGGCAGGCAGGTCCACCTGAGTTACACCATCGATGGAAGTCAATTTGATGTCGCTCAGCCCGTAGGGTGTTGGATTGGTATCTAATGCCATTTTGTTTCTCCTTTTCTAAATTTATCGTCGCCGTTTGGCGATTATCGCCGCCTCTTGGCGACGAATCTAAGCGAGCCGAGCGCACAATCCAATGCTGTATCTCGCTGTTGATTCACTGCAATATCGAACTCAATATTCCAAACGCTGGTCCCGATCTTATTTTCAGACATCAGCGTAAAGACCAAATCCATCGCCGCTTCGATCACGGCATACCCCTGGCGTTGGTAAAAATAAATCGTCAACGGGGAATTGACCGAGTTCGCTAGTCCGCTTTTCAGCCGCGTATCCGTCCCATACTTGATCAACGCACACGGCATGATCTCCTTCGTAGTGCTATCGAACGCACCCGGCGTATTCTGGCGCGAGATCTCTTCCACGTTGTTATGCAACCCCCCGGTCAACAACGCCATCAGCGTGCCATTATTTTCAAGCGCGGTTTTTACTTCATCCGAAAGACTCATTCTTTTGCCTTCATCATTCCGCATTCATCATTCATCATTTTCACTTGAGCCACTTCTCCAAATTGTCACCGAACAACCACACCGCCAGATTGATCGCATTCGGCATAATGGATTTATTCACATCGCCGCCGATCATCTGCTCATACGCATCCATCTCACTCCACGGCTGACTTCCATCCATCCAGCCTTTCAACGAAGCTGTGAACGTGGCTTCATCCATCAGCACCGCGGTCTTATAGCACAGACAATTCGGATGCAAGGGCAATTCGATCATGCCCACATCGTAAATCCCTTCGCCGTTGACGCCCGCTTGCACCGTCTCATCACAGATATCGGTTTCAGGATGCGCCGCACTCAAATGGATCTGTTCCTGTTTGACCCACGGCTGCGCGGCGAGGACCTTATCCGTTGCCAGGGCATGGGCTTTCTGGATTTCAGTCCGCGCCAAACGCAGCGCATTGTATGCCACGCCGCGCCCATCACACGGCGCTGAGACCAGCCCCCCCGTATCGCCTGAAGCGATCTCGCCTTTTGTTTTGCCATACAGCCTCGTCGAAGTCCATCGCGGACAATCCTGGTTCGCGCCCAAAAATTGCTCCAACTCCTGCGCAATATTCCAAGCCGAATCCTGATTCGCAATGCCCTTCATCAACACCACGTTCATCGCATCCCGCGCCTCGCGGTCAATGTTCCACACCCGCGCGGACAGATTCAAACTATCACCATACAACCACTCGCCCGCCGCGTTCAACAACACCGAAAGCTGCGGGCTGAATACACCGTCTTGAACTGCCTCAGTTATGTCATGCTGAGCGGAGCGAAGCATCTCATTCTTCATTCTGCCTTCATCATTCAGCATTGGCACGATCATCCTCTCATGCACCACCGCCAGCACCCCAAACGGAATACTCGCCGCCTCCACCCGCACCTTCTGAAACTCATCACTCCACGTCTTGAACACATCCCCCCATATCTTCAATATCTCATTCTGCGCCGCGAAACCACTCGACCCATCCAGCTCCTGGTCCTTCCCCGCCTGGTCCATGATGATCGCCTTCGCCTCTTTCGTGAATTGTGAAAATAGCTCGTGTGTTCTACCTGTGAAAAACAAATGCAACCGCACCACCGCCTTGAACGAAGCGTTATACATCCGCCCCAGCGGGATCTTATCCAACTGCGCGATCAACTCCGCACTCTTGGATTTCTCGTTCAACTCAATCGGCTTCAACATCACACTCATCACTACTCTCTATTCTCTACTCTCTAAATACTGATCCCTTGCAGACTCTTCGCAAACTGCTCCGCGCTGAAACCGTCACCGCTCATAAACTCCGCATCCACATTCTTCAAATACATCGCCGCGATCGATTGGATGACTTCTTCCTTCACACCCAAAACCCGCAAGCGTGCCAGACCATCAGCCAGATCGCGCAGGTCCGCAGGTGTCAACGGCTTCGCAGTCCGCCAGATAATTTCATAATTGATGCCCGCCGGTAAAATGCCCTTCAACAACCATTGACGTTCCAACAGCGGCTTGATCACTTGCGCGGTCAACCATTCGCGCCCCTGCGATAACGTCTCCTCATACTCTTCTTTTTTCTCGCCCAAAATATCGCGATTCAAGCCTTCGCCGAACACCAACAACTCCATCGGCACATCGCTCGAAGCCATCATCGTGGCAACATGGTGATTCACATCCCCGATCTTATCGATGTTCCCATCGCCCTGATGCACATTCAGCGAGCCTGGCTTATTCGTGAATAGGTCCGTCACCGCAACCAACTTCCCAAATGCCGCCTTATTATTTTCCTTATAGGCTTCTACATCCGCCGCCGAACCTTCCACGATATGCTGCCGCAATTGCGCCCCGCCCATCTTGCGCCGCACTGCCACATTCAACTCGCCATCCACCACGCGCTTCCATGCCGCCGTGGATGCGCTGAACATCGGCTTGCCGTATCTCGATTCACCGTCAAACTTCCAACGCGCCTGGATCATCTGCCACTCCGCAAACCAGATCGCATCCGCAGGCGGTTCCCCGCTATACCACGGGCTGCCGCTCATCCAAAACGCCTTCAGCGGATCGTTGAACTCATCCGCTGAATTGCTGTTGCGCCGTACCTGCATCGTGGGCTTGCGCGAAAAATCCGATACTTCCATCAGATCATTCACGACCACTTCATAGAACGAATCCCCATCCCTGGACGTGAGCCGCACTGCATCTTCCAAAATTTGATTGAGATCCAGCCGCTTCTGCAACGCATCCGCAACCTGCTTCGCTTCGAGATCCTTGGTCTTCACGATAAAACCTGCCCGCACAATATCGCGCGCATAGAACCGATGTGCCTTCTCCACGCGGCTATCCGTGTCATACATCTCACGGCACGTCTTCATCACCGCCAGCCGTTCCCGGTCTGCCTTCAGCTTATCCCACACGCCATCCGCCGGGATCGCCGCCGCCATCGAAGTCTCCCCTTCATCAGGGATCGCCGGGTTGAAAAACGCATTGATTCTTTGTGTTAGTGTAGGCATTGTTTAGCCTTTATCCTTGAAACTGTGCTTGAAGCAATCGTTCCAAGCTGGGTAAATTTTTTTCCATTGTTGACATGATCACGGCATGAGTGCCGCCATTTGATAATTCCAAAAACTTGCCATAATAAACAGTATGTGCCAGCGTGATGATCAAAGTATTTGCATCGCCGCTTTCAATAGCAATATCACTCATCTCAGCCTTGGCATCCGGCTCAACTTCTCCAACTAAAGGCTCCAAACCAAAACCATCTACCGCAAAAAATAAACCACCGCGCGCATTGCCAGTCCGATTGACCCATAGATGTTCAGAGTCCACACGCTTGCGAGCATCATCCTGAATTTGTTGTCCCCAATAATTTCCTACAGCCTGAACAGCCACCAGCGCCCGCTCGCCATACCGCTCAAGCCCGTCCGCAATCACATTTGGAGAAACAACCCACGTAAATCCGCTATTCATCATTACACCATAATTCAGAATTGAGTTCTTGCTTTATCTTTTGAATAGCTTCATCTCTTGTTTTTTTAATTTGAAACCATACATTTCCTTTTTCTCGAATCGGATCATCCGCAATACATAGTGTCAATTTGCTCCAGGCAACATATCCATGTTGTCCTTTTGCACTTCGGATGAACCATTTTCTTGCCAATTTATCTTCTATCGTTGTGTCTTGTATTTCATTCATTATTCATCATTTCGCATTCAGCATTCATCACCGCACCGCCACCGCTTCTGCCTGCGTATCGATATCACGGTTCACGCTAACGAATACCACTTGAAACAACATCTCTTCCAAAGTGAAACGATCATCCACGGCAATATCCAGATCGATATCACCAAAGATCACGACTGCTGTCTTTGATTCGCGCGCGGCATCACTCTGCAAACGTGATCCACGTCCCACCGCCTCGATGCGCATCTCTTGCGGATCAAGCGTGGTGTCACCGCGTCGCAGCTCCACATCCTGCGAACGGTCCGAGCGGACTTGTGCCGCCAGGTCACGCATCAATTGCCAATCGCCTGCACTCAACATAATTGCACCGATCCGTTATAGTCTTCACACGCTTTTGCAAATTCACCATGCAGCGCATACATGCGTTTGGAATAACCATCGCTTGCGCCGGTCTTATCCACCGACATATTGCCGATCGAATATTTGATGCCGCCCGTGCCGGTGTTGGCATTGAATAACTTCTCGAACGCCTTCTCCTTCGCCTTCAACATCACGATCTCCACTTCATCGTCCGTCAGTGGATACTCGTCCGATTCGTCCAACACCCACGCGGCTTTATATTCGAGATAGCGTGTCATGGTGTACGCCGGGGTTGGGTAGATCGTCAGCACGCCATTGCGGATCGTGATCTCTTCCTCGAACGGGGTCAACCCTCCGAAGGGGATAATGCCGGTCGCCGTAACGAGCACGCCCTGCTCCGAGTCATACGGATTTTCAATTTCGATCAGCTTCAAAAAATCAGCGGGCAGGGCATAGGTCGCCGTGCCGGATACAATGCTGAGCGTGGTATTTTTCACCAGACCACACAGACGCGAAAATTCAGCCACCGCATCCTTGATCGCGCGTTCATACTGCGCATCACTCGGCACCGCATCCACCGCAGGCACATCCTCCTGCAACTCAGTCACCATATCCGCTAAAGCCTTGGTCATTTCTTCTTACTCCGTGGTTTTCGTACCTTTGTGGGCAACGTAGGGGCAGGGTTTTCCTGCTCAGGTTCAGAAACAACTTCCGGCTGAGCCTGAAGCGGTTCGTCATCCACCACCTGCACCTTCAACAAAGCCGGTTGCATCACAGGCTCTTCCACCTTATCCAACGCATCCAAAATCACAAAGAACGGATCGCCTTCCAGCAAGCGTGCCTGGCGTTCGTTCACTTCACAGATCTCATTCATGAATATATGCTTGCCATTCAAGATGCGTGATCTCGGTCCGATGTATTTCACACGTATCATTTTTCATTCTCCAAGTCCCCTCCCCCAAATGGTTTCATTTGGGGGAGGGCTAGGGTGGGGGTTCTTAGGTGGTCGGATTGACACTCACGCCATAACCTGCATTCGGCACAGGCTCAGCACTGAATATGTACGTCACAACATCGGCATACCCGGTCACACCTACGAGCGGATTGCTTCCGCGCAGGATGATCTGATGGTACGGGGTTGCGCCGTCTGTGATCGCGTTGTTCAATGACGTGCCAGCCGCGCCGTTATTGCTCTTGAAGTTGTTGAACAAACAATTCTCGAACTGCGTGGTGTAAGGCACTGCGGACGAGTCCATGTTGATCAGCACTTTTGCCGCCGTGTTGGACCAGCTCACGAATTCGCAATCGATGAATTTCTCACGGTTGCATTCGCCGGTCATCCACAACTCGGCATTCGCCGCCGAACGGACAATGGTCGCCAAGCCGATGGTGCAGCGTTTGAACGTGCATTCATCGCCGGTAAGTTTGAGCGAGTATGAGCCTGCGCGTGCGGCTGGGGTTGCATGTCCCATGCCCGCGAAGAAACAATTCTCGAAATAGTTGCGTCCGCCGCTCACGATCACCGCGCCAGCATCCGCATCGGCATCGCCGCCATTGAAGAACTGGACGTTCTTCACGATACAACCTGCGCCGCTGAAATTGATCAGGTAGGTCAAGTCAACTGCGGCTGAACCAGTCACCCGCGCGCGTTGACCGACGCCCGGCAAATCCGCCGAAAGCCCGATCAAGTGGGTGTAGCCTTTTGCCCAATCGAGTGACGCCGCCAGCGCATTGGCAGTGGGACCACCCACCAGCAAAACGATGTCGTTCTGATTGGCGGTGCATTTGTTGTAGGCTGCCAACAGGGTCAACAGGGGCTTCTCGAAAGAAGTGCCTGCGTTCGTATCCACGCCCACTTGCGGATCAACCACAAAGATATTGCTGTTGGGTCCGCGCGGGATATTGACCAGCGCGCTCACTTTGGATGAAAGCGCTGCGGCATTGATCATGCCCGTTCGTAAATTCACATCAGGTGTTGCCATTAGATTTTTCTCCTTTGCTGGGCATACCTGCTCACTCAAGGCAGGATTCATCTCAGCACAAATAAACTTCCGCTTTTCCCCTCTCCAAATGTATTCATTTGGGGAGGGGTTAGGGGTGGGGTCTACGCAATCACTACGTGCGCAGCCTTGTTCGTGATCGGCGAAAGCGAAGCGTTGTACTCTTCCGAGTAATACTGCTCAGCGGCGATCAACTTGTGGTTCGAGCCGTAGGTCGGGAACGGACCCTTGACGGTCATGGGTTGCAGCACGCGGTGCATCACGATCTCGCGGTTCAAAGCCAAAGCCCAGCCGTCGCGCATCTGGGTGGATGCAAATACGGGTAGACCTTTGACAGATCCCACGAAGCCCGCGGAATCGAGTAGGGCATTCGGGAAACCGACGCGGGTGAAGCCATCCCAGTTGCTGAGCATGTCAGAGTTCGTGACGCTCATCAGGAAGGCGGTCGGTTCGTAATAGCGGTTCGCCACTTTGACC